CGCCATATGTCCAACCACTTCGGTCTTTCCGTGTCCGTTGACGCCGTTAACCAGAGACAGCTCAGCCTGACGAAACGCGAAGTTATGATTCAGACATTCCCACGGGCTGTAGAACAGGCTCTGCTCTTTTCCGTAGAAGGCGTTGATGGTGTCCTGATAAAACTCTCTGGCACTGTAAAGTTCCTCCGGGTCGAAAAATGATGCCCGTTCAAGATATCCAACGATGTCGTCTGAAGAGATTCCAGCCATCAGACATTCGTTGATATCTTTGTGAGGTAGTTTTACCAACCGGCAGCGGTGTTCACCGAGACGAGTTGCAATCTCTCTGGCGGCAGCCTGTCCTACTTCGTCGCTGTCCATGCTGATCCAGATTTCGTCAAACCTGTCCAGGTTGTGATACTCGAACTCAATCCACTGCTGCTTGGCTCCCTTCCCTCCACCGAATGGCACGGACAGCGCCGGGAAGCCGTACTGGTAGTAGCTCATGCAATCGATTTCACCTTCGCAGAGGATGACGATCCGCATGTTCTTAGGGATAGCCTGCCAGCCATACAGACACGGCTCGCAATCGCCCTCTGCCATGATGACCTTCTTCCCGTCAGGCCGCTCAGTGCTGATGCGCTTGACCTGCAAAAGCTCTCCGTCACGCTTGTAAGGGAATGCCAGTGCGTCCAGTTCTCGCTCCCCGTTCCAGACCTTAGCAGCGGCAACCTCGTACAGCTTCGCCGTCTCTGCGGAGATCCCACGAGTGGCAAGATATTCGATGTGCTTTTCGGTTTTGGTGAGGTAACGGGCTACTTTCTTGCGGTCTGGTCGGGAAAATTTCTTTTGCTGCTTTGCTGAAAAGTGGTGGTCGTCGTCCTTGATGCCAAGAAACTCTTTGGCTTCGGTCATCGCCTGGTGTAACCCGCAATCCCTGACGGCTACCCACAAGTCCAGCAGATCGCCAGTGGTTCCCTCAGCAAAGTCAGACCAGACTTTTTTCCCTGCCAGATTAACCTTGAGACTCTTTCCTGACTCTCCGTTGATGCTTCCAGCCACCCATTCGTGGCTCTCTCGCTTACCGTTCGGCAGCAGGTATTTCGCTACCCTTTCGACCTGATTCCATAGCAGGTCACTCAATTCGCTTGGCGTCATGATGCCCTCAAATCAAACTTGTTGAACCAGTACCGGACAAACCCATCGCTCAGTAAGCCGTGGTTGTAACCGGCGATCAGCAATGCCTTGACCCGTGATTTCATCGTCACCTCAGAAGTAAACGTATCCGCTCTTACTGACGGTCACGGTCGGCTTATGTCCGGAGGAATCAGGATCAGCTGATGGCTTCTCGTCCTCCCACCGCTTGCCGTTCAGGTAGGTGGTCGGGTGAAGCTTGTCGAAGCCGAACTGTTTGCCGACACGGGAAGCGATATCACCTGCAAGGAACATTGCGAACTGCTCAGGGGTGCCTCCGTTAGCGCGACGCCACTCCTGGTACTGAGTCCTGAATGCTGATTTGGATTTTTTCTTTTCCAGTTTACGCATTCCTGCAAGCCAGAAAATCGACTCGAATGCTTCGTCAGTGTCCTGGTGTTTGTTTGTAGGCTGAAGTGATTTTTCGTCCTCCGCTCGAACTTGTTCGGGCAGAGTGTTTTTACTTTCTTTCTTTTCTTTTGTAATAGTTTCTTTTGTGTGTCCCTGTTTTGGTGACAGGGCTGTCACCGTTTTGGTGACATTTTTTGTCACCAATGTAGTGACATTATCACCAGAGTAGTGACACCCTTCGATTTCCCATTCTGTGATGTTCTTGTTTGGCCCGATTTGACTGCCTTCACGAATGATTACCTTCATTGCAATAAGCTCATTCTTGGCCTTGTTGACCTTCTGTCTTGGCAGCCTGGTAAGTTGAGCTAACTGGCTGTCAGATATGCGATCCAGTTTCTTACCAAAGCCGTATGTTTTACGGCAAATGGCATGAGCCACCTTGCTCTGATTCTTCGTTAAATCTGCGCCGATAAGCTCGTCATACAGGGCATTTGCAAGACGGGTGTATCCATCTTCAAGTTCTGCCACGCGACGCTCCATGACCGCCAGAGACGGTCTTATTGGTATTACTGTTGCTGGGCTACTCATGACCGTTCTCCTTCCGCTTTAGTTCTTCGATGATGGCTCTCAGCTTTGTACCGACAGCCGGGTTACAGGATTTGATGAACCGGTCACGAGCAATATTTTTATGTACTGACGCCTGGTAAAAACGAGGTTTTTTCATGATTTATCCCCCACCTTGTTCTTTTCTCTACAAATCTGATCAAAGGTGAAAGCGCCGTTGGTTAGCTCGGCTATCTTTTCGGCTTTGCCATTTCTTAACCATGCGCGAGGGATGTTGTTTAACAGTGCCAGCTGAGAAAGGTAGCTACCGGCAACCCCTATTTCTTTCGAAACAAATGCTGGGCCACCCGCTGCCGTTAACAACAAATACATGAAGGTTTTCTTTGTTCCTCTTTCGAAACTTAGTGTCCTGCCAAGTGTTGAGTTATGAACAACGGTGTCGATGTAAACATTTGATTTTTCATATGCTCCTTCGTCTCCCTTTCGGCACATACAAAAATGACCAGCACCCCTTCCTCTTTTTTCCCACTTTCCTGATGCACACCATATTTCCCACCATTCCCAGAACAGCAATTTCCATTCAACGCCACGGCGACGGGCATGGTTGCGCTGATAGATAAATGCATGTAATGGGGATTTTGATTTTTTCGAGTGGTGGCAGGAAAGCGAGCTAAGTTGTTCTGGAGTACATCCATATTTAATTATGTGATTCTTAACCCTGATAGCTTCTTTCTTCTTTGCCCTGACACTGACGCCGCCGTCTTTACCTGACAGACCATTTTCTCCAAGTATCTGCCTTGCCCTTTCTCGTGAAATTCCGAAGTTCTCAGCAAGTTCACAAAGAGTTTTTCCTTGCCTAAATTGCTCACAGAGTCGCGGATAGTCTTGCCTGTCTATCTTGATTAGTGCCATAATTACTCCTGTGAATTGATCCAGTTATTCGTCTCAGAATCGCATGGTGATTTGATCTGAATCCTCGGTTGCCGCCGGGGATTTTTTCTTTGTGAGCACCGCAGCTACTTCTCTTGCCAACCGCGCCATATCGTCATCAACAACACCCCACTCAAGAACTGCCAGTAGCATTGCCATCTTCGGCAGCCACGTTTCTTTCCAGCGGGTAATCTGTGCCTTATCGACGCCGATCTCTTTGGCTACGTTGTTGCCACCTTTCATAGCGATACGGTTAAGCAACCAGGATTCAATGCGACGGGCATTGACCTTGTTGCGGTTAATTGAGTTTTCCATTTGTTAAATTCCTAGAGTGTTAAATAGTTAAATAGGCCAATGCGCAGACACGCATAGCCATAAAGACTTGTGTTTTATTTGGAGTTAGCTTTTCAGCTACGTAGGCCGGACGGCCGTTGTGATGGGCTTTGCTTATGCCGCGTTGTTGTCGCGGCGGATGCTAGGGAATGGTTTCAGTTCTTCCGCAGAAACAGAACCATCTGCATGTACGATTACAGTGATATCCCGTTTAGCTGTTAACGCTTTGAAGATAGCGCTCTGGTAAACCCCAAGGTCTTGAGCAGCTTTGGTTTGACCGAATCGTTGTGCGTATTCATTAAGTTTTATGCGCTGATCCATACGACCTCCTTAGTGCATGGATTGATTATCACCGCAGGAGGTAATTATGTCAACACATGCGGTGTTAGTAAATTATCCCCTACGGTGTTAAATTTCTACTATGAGCATAAAAAAGAAACCATTAACAACAGATCAGCTTGAAGATGCTAAACGTCTGAAGGCGATTTATGAGAGTAAAAAGTCTGCACTGAAGCTCTCACAGGAATCCATTGCCGATGCATTGAGTGTCGGGCAGTCGGCTATTGCCGCACTTCTTAATGGTGTCAATGCGCTGAATGCCAGTAACGCAGCAGCGCTTGCTAGAGTTTTACAGGTGAATGTAGGTGAGTTCAGCCCTTCTCTCGCAAGAGAAATAGAAGAGATGTACAAGTCCGTATCCACTGAATTGGTTGTAAGTAATGATTATGACTACCCAGTGTTCTCGCACGTCCAGGCAGGTATGTTCTCACCTGAGTTTCGTACTTTCACTGAACGTGACGCCGAGAGATGGGTAAGCACAACGAAGAAAGCCAGCGACAGTGCATTCTGGCTTGAGGTTGATGGTCACTCAATGACGGCTCCAGCTGGTTCAAAGCCTAGCTTCCCGGAAGGAATGTTGATTCTGGTAGACCCGGAAGAACCGGTCGATCCTGGTGACTTCTGCATTGCTCGCCTTGGTGGCGATGAGTTCACTTTCAAGAAGCTGATCAAAGACAGTGGGCAGGTCTTCCTACAGCCGCTAAATCCTCAGTTCCCTATGATGCCATGCAATGAGCACTGCCGGGTTGTTGGTAA